CTTCAAAGATACATACTCCAGAAGTACAACTCCTCCCCAACAAGTTCACTGCTTGCACAACCACTGTTAACCATGAAGAATCTCAACCCCCTCGCTTGGCTCCCATCTCTCGCACTACCCATTCACGGACGCGACCCAGCCAAACCGAACCCTCTCACCGAGATCACTACCCGAATTATCGACTCTGCACTCAACAAGTTCCTCAAACCTGAAGAGGCTGATACCGTCATCAACGGTTATCGCCGCTCACCCTGGAACGAAGACGCTCTTAAGCACGACATCGCAAAGCTGAATTCCGATGAACATCCTATCCCAAAAGATGAACACTATTGGAATGCAATCAATCATCTCAAGAAATTGCTCCAGCCTGAAGTCCCGCTCAATCCCGTCCACTTCGCAGACCTTCGCCACTACAAATGGCGTTTATCGACAAATATCGGCGCTCCCTTCGCCCAATCTCCAAAATGGCAACGCTACGTGAAGAGCAAGTTCAACTTTCAACAGAAGAACATCCCCTTCCCCAACATTGCAGATCGAGATCTATTTACCGAAGCACACGCAACATCCGAGCCTCTCCAAATCACGGACACTCGCATGACCAAACACAATCTCTACACCGAGGCCTTCTTCATTACTAGAAAGAACATTCACCTACTCAAACTAGGTCATCGCACTAATGCTAAAGGACACGACCTCCGTTACTGGAACACTGCCTTCGCACGACAACACCTCGTCAAATCTGACGATGATGACAAAGTTAGACTAGTATTCGGCGCCCCATTCACTCTACTCACCGCTGAACTAATGTTTATCTGGCCCCTCCAAGTTCACCTCCTCCTCATGAAAGGCTCTAAATCTTTTATGCTCTGGGGATTTGAAACAATCCTTGGCGGATGGTACCGACTAAGAGGTTTCTTTTGTCAGTACGCTCCCCGATACGAACTCGTCGCAACCCTCGACTGGTCCGGATTCGATAAAGACGCACGACACGAAGCGATCAAAGACATTCATCAGAAAGTCCTTAGACCGATTTACGACTTCTCAACCTACCACCCGACTCACTACTACGCCACTCACTCTCTCCAAGAAGGAGAAGAGCCCATCTCCGACAGACTTGAACGTCTCTGGTCCTGGATGACTGACGCTGTACTCACCATACCCCTCCTTATGCCAGATGGAACTCTCTATAGATTCAACCACTCCGGAATTTTCTCCGGCTACTTTCAGACTCAAATTCTCGACTCTCTCTACAACATGCTAATGATATTCACTATCCTTTCACGCATGGGATTCGACCTTGACAAAGTCATTATCAAAGTACAAGGTGACGACTCTATTTTCATGCTTTTATGCTGTTTCATTCTAATCGCCAACTCATTTCTAACTCTCTTTAAATTTTACGCAAACCTGTATTTTGGCTCTCGCCTTAACACCGAAAAGTCAGAGATTAGATCATCACTCGAACACGCTGAAGTGTTACGTTACCGTAACCACAACGGCATCCCCTTTCGAGACGAGCTCCAACTGTTAGCCCAACTTCGACATCCTGAACGACGCACCGATCCCGATGCTGTAGCTGCACGCTGCATTGGAATCGCCTACGCTGCTTGCGGCCAACTTCCTCGCACTTACATGATATGTGAAGACATTTACAATTATCTTGTTGCGAAATACGACGCTAAGCCCAGCCAATCTGAATTGAATTTCATGTTTAGACACCTAGACATCTCGCTACCCGCGGACAAATTCCCTTCATTTTTTGACTGCATCAAACATCTAATGGATAAAGAAGCACCACTCGCTGACTACCATTGGCCAAAAGACCTATTCATTGGTCTTCCTGGTCGTCGATGAAATCGACGAAGTTTTGACCTGATTTCCTTATTTTTCTCAGAAAAAAAAAAAAAAAAAAAAAACACCGCAGACCGGAAGGGAAACCGCTGGACCCCCACCCA